TGTGCAACCCCCGCAGCATCTGTAATGTACCTTTGGCATTCCGAACGAGTCGCTTTGCCGTATTTAGAAAATTCTCTGCATCCTCCCGACTTAAAAACAGCAACTTCCACTCTGACGGTTGCCCCTTGTGCGGACACACAACGCCGCCCTGCCCTTCGACTACCCACATCTCTCTCTCCATTGCCCACTTGTCAGTCAAACGGGCCTGAAGCTCAGACATCCATTTCAACCCTGAAAGCCTCTCAAGCGCCACCTTCCTGCGCCTGCTCAACACTATCTGTTCCGCTAGCCTCTCGCCCTCCCCCTCGCCACATTCCCTAAAACCTACCAGCACAGACCGCTTGCCCAACGGCAAAATATCCGTCAGATACTCTCGCTCTTCCAAGAATCTAGGTAACCCTACCGTAAGCGGAATGTTACGATTTTCGTACTTTCCATCTAATAAGTCGCCTATCGTTACAAGCGGCGTGCCTATACCCGACACAGATACCACCTCTCCATAACATCCCCATACTCCTGGGAGGCGTGGGTGTTCATATACATTATTATATAGACCCTGGGTCCTGATGACCCTAAGCTCACGGAGCTTGGAAACCCCAAAAAGACGTTTAACATAAGTTGCCGATACAGGAATAATGTTCTTAGCCCTACCTGATATCCTCTCTAATATTCTCCCAGTAAGAGAGATCGTTGCAACATACTCGCACGTGCTCTTGTGTATCGCTAGATCACGGGCCTCCTTGGAACGAAAAACTAACACATGTGGCTCGCTGATGTACGACAACACAATCACATCACTGTGTAGATCGTACCTGTGGGTGATTGGAAACGCTAAAGCATAATAAAGACGTGGCATTCTATTAGACCTCCCTGCTATGTTGGTCAGCGCATGGCCAACGGGCCATGCGCTGAAACGTTACAGCCGAACATGACCGTCAGGTCATGTTCGGGCTGGTACCCACTTAACTGCGTTATGTGGGTATGATCATACGCTATCACAGTGTTGTGCTTCTGTCAAGGGTTTAATGCAAATTGGCTGTGCTGGGTTGACAGTGCAAGAGAAATTTGGTAAGGTGATAGTGGGATACCAGTACCACCATAACATCACACTAAGTGCGATGTTATGGTACTGGAATGCCCGAACATGACCTGACGGTCATGTTCGGAGATGTCTCACACATGAATGTGTGAGTATGCTCTCTGACAATTGAATATTTGGCGATTGGCGCTTAGGCCATAGCTGGCAGGCTAGAGCCACATCTGGCCATGGTAGCCCCCACACTTATACAATAAGTGTGGGATGACAGGGGCAGTATTGCCGAATACAACCTGACGGTTGTGTTCGGGACAGGGCCTTCACAATGATGTTGCGACGATATAACCCATCTAAATATTAGGTAGCTAATCATGTAGGGCTTGGCTACAGATGCTAAACATTATGTAGTGATATTGCGACTTGCAGAAGTGGGCCAATTGCGGTCGATAGGTTGAGTACTAGTAAGGCTTGTGATTATGCTGTAGTGCTTATTATTAGGATGCTAACATGTTGGAGAAAGTTGCAAGAACTATTATTTGAGTGGGTTGGTTGACGGCTGAGGAAGTAGTTTGCAACTACTATTAGTTGCGATGGGTAGTTTTGTAAATATAGCTTAACAGGGGCATGTTTAGATAGTTAAACATCTGCTGTAAAATCGTAATTTTTTTCTACAGAATATAGAAATAAGTGGTTAAGCGTTTATAACACTCGATTCGACGAACCCCCTGTCTATACGATTTTTTTAGTGAATAAGGTGCCGCTAAAAATTGCTAGTAGGTAAAGTAAAGGTTGGAGAAAGTTGATATTTACTGTAAAGAATGAAACGTACAGAAGATACAGTAGAGTGGTGGCGAAAAATTAAGGATGTAGCGATTCGAGGAAAATGATTGATTGTAGGGAGAGATAATGGAAAGCGAAAGATGGAGGGTTGGAAGATACACAGAATCGCAATTTGAAAAAACGACTTTTGAGTTTCGGGGAAGGGGCTTAGGAAAAAGTTGCAGATACTATTATAAGAGTTGAGCAGAAAACTTTCCAGAGTAAGGAAAGCAATTTTTACGGGTGGATGGTTTATAGGGAGAGCAAATGTCTTTGTTGCAAAACATTGAAACTTTGATTATCGAACATGTGAGATGAAGTTATTAGTAAGCTAACGTTTGATTGAAGGTTGCAGTTACTTTTATTTGTTACAGGCATTTTTGGTGATTTTGGAGTAAATGTAAGAATTGACTTGACAAAAGATGAACGGTTTTACAGGAAAAGGGCCATTTTTAATGCTGGGAAGAATTTACTTTACAAACTTTGGTTGTCAGAAGGGAAAGTAAAGGTTGAAGTTTTAAAAATCTACTGAATCGGGAAATGGTTGACGATTGCAATACGTATAGTTGGGTGGGGTAGAGTTGAGTTAGGTAGCTAATAATTAGGTAGGTAAGAAGTGGAAGCGAAATTGACGGAGACAGAAGGTTATGAGAGGTAGTTGGTAAAAGTTGACTTGAGAAGGCTGGATTTGATGTTCAAGATATTAGGTTGGTCTTAGTTTAGTTTGTATGCTAACGACTTAAAAAATTTTTTTAATAGTTGTAATCACATTGAGGAGATTAAATCCGTCTTATATATATAGGCAGAAATCGCGCGAAAAATTTTCCTATAGGAAAGGAAGCCTATATTATATAAAGCACATTTGGTGTGGAGAGACACACACAATTGTGAGGACAAGGGAGCAAGGAATTCAGGCATCGACATAAGAGCTGGGAACTTGAGCATAGACATGGGGTAAATGCCCCAAAAAATTTAGGTTATATGGCGCCTATAGGGGCGCCATTTTTGTTTTGCCTGCCCATTACCTATAGGTAACTATTACTAATTAGGAATGATTTTTTATGTATGGCATTCATTACCTATAGGTAACTATTACTAGTTGTACTTAAAAAAGAGGGGGCGTTGCCCCCCTAAAAAGCCTTTTACACCTTCAGTCCTCTCCTTTTAAGTTCTTCTAGCAATTCTTTAGTGCTAAAGCTTGCTAAAGGATTGTCATCTGCTTTTACAGGTACTGAGTCTGGTACCTGTATCCTTATCTTTTTGCCTTCAGCGATTTTTGCTGCCAAGATATAGCGGTCCTCTCGTTGCGCCCTAGGATCATTCTCCTTTTCCCACTGTTCTACGAGCCAACATGCCATGCATTGACGGCCCGCCTCGAATGCTATCCTAGATTCTCGTTGCGCCATTTTGCCGTAAAGTTGCATTTGCCCCTTATGGCCACATGCCCATTCGACGTTTTCCCATGCCATTTTTATATACCTACATTTTTAATTATTTCGCTACATATACTTTCATCTTTATAGATTCCACAAACTTGAAAGCCCCATACGGATACTTTGTAGTGCATAAAGCTTAGTGGGGCTTGTCCGTGCCTATTGTAGATGATACAAAAGTCTATGTAGGGGTGTCCAAAGAGCACCCCTTGTGCTTTCTTGATTGTTTCAAGGTCTTTGTTAAGGCTTACCTCAAGGTCTATTGGCCCTTGTTTGCCGTAAAACTTCATGGTTTCACCTTATAGAACTTATAGTCTTCTGGATGTTCAAAATATTCGGGCGGTAAAATATAGGTTATCAAGCCATTATCGTCCTGTTCGTCTACATATCCAGCATTCGGAGCGCAGGGACTACACTCACGACACTGTGTGTAGTATGGCGACTTAATTACCCAGATGTCGTTCTGTTCGTCTAGCCAAAAATGAAGATCATCATCCTTATATTCCCAGAACTCCGGCTCACAGAAGTCGCACTCAGGGCATTCGCCGATCATTCCGCACCCCTCACATTGGTCACAAGGGTAGACGGGTTTGAGCTCCCAAAAGACTATTTCTTGATTCAGGATGGACAGGGGCACTACCCCATAGTGGATTCCTGTTTTTTCGTCGATATTGTACATAATTGCACCCCCCCTTTTTTTATTTATATATGCTTCCTAAGAGTTTTATGGCCAAAATTGTAAGTAATACTCCTTTAATGGTCATGATAGTATTCTCCATTGCTTTAATTTGTTTATTAATTCGTCGTAGTCGTAGTCGATATAGGTAGTTTCCCATGTACCTATATCAAGTAGAGTGTCATATATGGTTGGGTAGTGCGTTTGGTCTATATCGAGATCATCAAGTATGTATTGCGTTGCCTCACTAAAAGTTTCGCCTTCTAGCATTGCGTATAGTTCTTCAGTGTCTATCCCCCTATATTCTGTGAGTGGGTACTCCTCTATTTGTTGTTTTTCTATTTCGGTTAGGGGGATTAAGGCATTTTCTCCGTTATGGATGGTGTCCTCACACAACCCTATTTCCCGACCAACCCTACACCACACAACATCGAGTGGTGACCCCCCATAGTCGGTGTAGCTGGCATTAAGCCAATGCTTTACGTCTGGATATTGGCTTAATGCTGCTTCTACTAGATCGACGCTTGCAGTAGCCCTATACAAGTTTTTTCTATCAAAAATTTTCATAGTATCACCCCACCCTAAAGATGTAGATATCCTCTATCCCATACATAGGGATATAGTGTTCGTATCCATCATAATGGGCAAAATGGTGACCGTATCCGTCATGTTGGATATAGATTTTGGCAAGGTCTTTGACTTTGTCTACGTCTATGACCCAATTGCCTAGAGTTTCAAAGTTTTCAGATTCTTGAAGTGCCTGTATGACATAAAGTGGTATGTCGAGGGTGTCGGCCAAAACCCAGTCGGCGAAAGAGCCCAAAATGTATGGGTCGGCCTTGAGTTCGTCGATTAATACATCATCAATAATATCCTTACTAATAATTCGATATTCTTCTCTGTCCAGGGTTACATATTCGTCTATGCCACCATCTTGGTATGTGTCGAGTAGTGGTAAGATGTTTTCGGCCTTGATCTCAAGGTCGAGTTCTTCTAAAATTTTCCTAGCAAACGTTCCTGGTGTTTCTCTGTTTTCGTATCTCATGATTACACCTCCAAATATTTTATTGCGTCTAAGACTAGATACTCAATCCAAGGTCGTAGCTCATACTTTCGGGCAAGATACTGTTGATCTTACTGGCATCTTTTTATCTCCCAAACAAAAAAGACCATGTGGAAACGATGTTCCACACGGTCTTTTTTTACCACAAATGCACCACATTAAATTGGGTGCACTCATTCCACTTTAATGGTTCGACAAAATGCATATTTACATTTTGTTGATCCTCAAAGGTAGGTGTAAATTTCCATCTTACTACCACAAATTGAACGGGGCTGCAATCGCCCCATCCAACGTGATTTTCCAAGACTATTCTTCTTGAATAGTCTTGGAGGTGAAAATCTTCCCTTCCGTTCACAATTTGCTTTCTTACCATAGTTGGCACCTCCCTTTCTATTTTCTGCTTAGATTATACTTAATAAATAGTAGATGTCAAGCATTTTTTTAAAAATGATGAGGAATTATGTATAGTTTTTTAGCTTATTAATGGTATAAGGTTCAAATTATTAGGCTGGGCAGATGGTGCTTGATGGGGGACTATCCCCTCCCCCATCCCCTTACCCCCTCCAGCGCACTCCCTTCAGCTCGCCCCCTCCCCCTCACTACTTGCCTCCCTCCCTTCTCCGTTAAGATAAAAATCAGCCAAGCCCCGCCAAATACTTGACACCATAATGTCTTTATAGTATACTATAATTAGCAGATAAAATATTATGAAGTCACGCAAAAGGGTCCTAGAAATAGCCTTAAATCTTGAAAGGCGTTATGCTTATGACATGTTAGGATTTGTGCGGGATGCGTTCGACTTCACTGGGCTTCCTCATGATGGCCCCACTGACCAGCAGGCGTTAATGTGTCAAGAATTTGTCAAGCACCGCAGGGTGTGTATTTCTGGTGGTGGTGGGTTAGGTAAGACGGCCACTGCCGCTTGGGGTGTGATATGGGCGTTACTGTGTCATGTCAACGCCAAGATTCTTGTAACAGGTCCCACAGGCAATCAGTTAGCCGATGTTTTGTGGAGCGAGATAGAGCTTTGGTTGAAGCGTTGCAAGTTTTCTAAGCTTCTGGAAAAGAAGTCCCGCATCATGACTGTGAGGGGTTTCCCTGAGTGGAAAGCTGTGATGCGGACTCGCAGACAAGACGACAAGAGGGACATAGACGACACGATGGCGGGGCTTCATGGTAGGTGGATGTTTGCGTTTGTGGATGAAGGCAGTTCTGTGGACGATCCGACTTATACGGCCATAGAGGGGGCCATGACAGGTCCAAGGTCGTTCATATACATTATTAGTAACCCTGTAAGTGAGAGTGGGTATTATTATGACACGTTAACGGCGGAACCTGACGAGAATGGATTACGTAATGGTTACAAGGTATTGAACTTTGACTCTCGTGAGTCGCCGCTGGTTACTGAGCAGTATGTGCAGAATATCATTAGGCGGTATGGCAAGGATTCTAAGATGTACCGCACCAAGGTATTGGGCTTGCCGCCTAAGAAGTCATCGCTTGGTGTGGTGGTAGCCCCCGCAGATTTTGATAGAATTGTGCAGACGCAGCGGGACTATACTGATGGGCCAGTGGTGATATCTGTGGACCCTGCTGGGCCAGGTGGAGACAAGACCGTTATTTGTGTGATACAGGGTGTTAGTGTGATTCTGTGGAAGGAGCAGGCCACGTCGGATGTGTATGAGATAGAGGATGAGGTTGTGCGGATATGGGCGTCAAGGTTCAAAGGTGTGCACACGGTATGTGTGGTGGATGCGATAGGGAGCGATCTTTACACTGTGCTTACGAGGCGTAGGTACTTCCCTGTAATCCCGCACGTTGGGAGTGAGAGGGCGCAGAAGGAACAGATATATGCCAACAGGCGCAGTGAGGTGATGCACATTTTGAAGGAGAGGTTTGAGTATTTGCATTTTCCGATTACGCCGCCGTCGAGATTGAAGAAAGAGTTGGCGAACATAAGGTTTGTGGATGATGATCCCAAGGGGCGGATCATGGTAGAGCCCAAGAAGAAATTTAGGAAGCGGTTGAAGTTTTCTCCCGATTATACAGATGCATTGGCGATGGGGGTGGCAGCGGATGTGCACGCTGGGATGCAGGCAAGCTTGGTGAGTGAGGATATAGCGACGAGGCTAACAATGCCGACGATGTCTCCGACATCGTCGATGGCATCTCTGACAACGTCGAAGACATTGTCAGAGGCCAGTCGGTTCCTCTAACAAGGAGTGAGACATGAGTGGATTAGTAGATGCAACAGAGAAGAAGATACAGGAAAAGCGAATAAGGCAGGTTTTAGAGAGTGATGAGAACGCACGGAGGTTTGCGCTATTGGCCTTAAGAGAGGGGTCCGTCGAAGATGCGGCGGCGGCCTTTAGGTTCAATGTGAAGATTTTCCTCAATGTGTGGGTTAATGATGGTGAATTGAGGTCTAGGATTATTGACTTCATGGACGAGGAGTTTGAGAGATACAGGCGTGAGATGGAGCCGATTTTGAAGGCTGCGGCTATGAAGTCAGCGATAGAGGCGGTGCGTGAGGGAGACGGAAAGTTGGCCGTAAAGGTATTAGAGGCGGCCATGAAGCAAGGCGGTAAGGAGATTGATGATGAGTTCGACGAATTGATGGAGTCGTTCTCGGAGATGAAGGAGCTGGACAAGGTGCCGCACCTGAAGATAGTCTAATTTCAACGAACCCCCAGTGTTCGTTGAAATTAGACATTATCAGGTGTAGGCATGTCACCCTCCCGAACATAATCCGCAGATTATGTTCGGGGTGAACCATCACACAGTGCTACTGTGTTATATTGGAGTACCATGGGACTATTTGACTGGTTCAATAAAAGAAAAATAAGCAAACTTTCTGCCAGGACAGGGATGCAGGTCATAGATGGCACGAGTGTCGATGAAACATTGCCAGAGTTGCAGGGTCCTGCTGGACTGGAGATGTATCGAAAGATGCGGCGCAACGATCCCGTTATTGGCGGAATGATGCTGAATATTGAGACTATATACAGGAGGTTACGTTATAATATTATACCTACTGGCACCAGCAGGAAGCACGAACGAGCGTATAGGGTGGTAACTGACTCTCTAGCTGTGGCTGGGTTCAATATCAATAGGATGATGTATGAGATGGCCACAGCTTTTGTGTATGGGTTTTATGTAGGAGAAAGAGTTTATGAGGTAGATGGTTTTAAGGTTTATATAAAGGATGTAGAGCCGAGGCATTCGCTGACTATAACCAGGATAGACCTGGACAGAAAATTTGTAGAGCAGGTGACGACGGTCGGTATAAGGAAGATTCCGACAACAAAGTGTGTGTTGTGGAGTGTGAATGCCGAGGGTAGAAGTCCGTTCGGGGTATCGTTGCTGAGACCGTTGTACAAACCGTATTATTACAAGGTACAGATAGAGGCAGCGGAGGGCGCCACTGTGGATAGGGATATAGGTGGACTCCCTGTGATGTACGCATGTCCAGGGTTTGATTTTAATGCAGCGACCAAGGGGTCTCCGAACTATGACCCACTTGTAGAGGCTACGCTGAATTGGGCTGTAAACACGGTTACGAATTTGCGGAAAGGCAAACAGCAGGGCGTTGTGATTCCAGATGGGTGGAAGTTGGAGCTATTGAGGTCTGAGGGGGCATCGGCGCTTGATACGGACAAGATTATTCGCAGGTATAATACTGAGATGGCCGTAGGGTTATTGCAGGGCTTCTTAGCCGCTGGTGGATTTTCGTCAACGAACCAGGCCAATGTGAAAGAGACCAAGCGGATGTTTTTGAGTGCGTTCGACGCATTTGCGCAGGGGATGGCTACGACCATAAATGAGCAGGTGTTGCAGCCACTCTGTGAGTATAATAGTTTAGATGCTAAGTATGCTCCGCAGGTAGAGGTAGCGCCTGTGAAAGAGAGTGATTTAGCTAATTTGGCCAGCTTTGTGGCACGGTTGGTGGCGCAGGGAGTGATAACGCCAACCACAACACTGGAAAGGTCGTTGTTGGATATAGCTGATTTGCCATACGACCCTGATAATATTAAAAAAATGGAGGAAGAATAGCGATGCCCAATGTAGTTAGGAACCAAGGGCTGCCAGAAGGTATTAGGCAGGCGTATTTGACACAAAAGAGGCGCAGGAAGTATCCGGGGTCGTATTTTTTGAAGATCATGCCGAATGGGGATAGAAAGTTCCCGTACAGGGACCCCAGGACGGGTAAGGTACATTGTGGATTGCTAAGGGCTGCAATAACGAGGGCTGCACAGTATGGATATCTCGGTGTAGAAGCCAAGGCACGCAGGATGTATAAGAATTTATGTAGGGTGAAGAAGGAGTTTTTAAGTGAGCATGTAGAGTTGGTTAAGGATGATGATTTTGATGGAATTGTGTTGGGGATAGTTTCTGAACCAGGCACTGTAGATACTCATGGCGATGAAGTGACCAAGGAGGCCATTGAGAAAGCGTGTTGGGATTACAATGTAAATTCTATGCACACTAAATTGAGTCATAGATTCGATTTGGGTAAGGATGATGTGAAGGTGTTGGAGTCATATATCGCACCTGCCGACTTTAAGGTAGGTGGCAGGGCCATAAAGGAGGGCACATGGCTATGGCGGTGTAAGATAGAGAATCCAAGAATTAAAAAGGCTGTTCAAGATGGAACCATTAAGGGATTGAGTCTTGGCGGATATATAGTGGAGGCAGAAGAATATGGCCAGGAGGCGTAAACGCAGAATAAAGAAGATGAAGGTAAAAGAGGTGTCGTTGGCGTTTAACCCAGCCAATGAGAAGGACTTTATAATTAAAAAAGATGAAGGAGGAAGAGTAATGGATAAGCGCATGGAGCTTTTAGCGTGGATGGCTGAAAAGCTGGATACGCCTGAAGTGGTTAAGGAAGAATTGAAGGATTTTGCTCCAAAGGAAGACCTAACTGTGCAGGATGTAATAAAGGTCTTTAAGGAGCTTGGTATCGAGGTTAAGCCAGAGGTTATCGTGAAGGAGACTGTCAGGGTAGATGGTGATGAAGTTCCCGTAGATGATCTCTTAAAGGAATTTGAAACCTATAAAGGCAAGGTTGAGGTCTTGGAGAAAGAGATTGAGAAGATGGAGCGTACAGTTCTAGAGAAAGAGGTTGTCAGTCTTGCTGGTGAAGAGACGGGCAAGGAACTTGTCGAGAAATATTACGGCAAGCTGGAAAAGGATGAGATTGTAGGACTTGCTAAGAAGTTCGCAGGGTTGGCTAAACTGGTTAAAGATGTGAAAGGCAGGACTGAGGAGCCAGAGGATAATATATCGCAGATGATTGAGCAGAAGCTCTCTGAGATCATGAAAGAGCGCAATGTGCCAAGACATGAAGCCATTGTAATTCTTGGAGAGTCTGAGCCCGAACTAATTAAAAAGTGGAAAGTATAAGGAGGTAATAAACGATGTACGCATATGCTAAGTTTATGTCTTTAAAGGCGGCCGATGCAAATTGGGCGGCTTTTAGGTGTGTTAAGCCCAATGGAGCTGTTACTGGTTCAACGGGCGATGTCATTTACGGCATTGTTACCGAAAATGGTGTTGTTGGTAATGGCGAGGTGGGCACTGTACAGGTAGCTGGCGAAGGTTATGTTGAGGTTGGTGGCGCAGTTTCTGTGGATGCGCTGCTTACAGGTGGTGCCAACGGACGGGCAGTGGCTGCAACCATAGGGACGAATCAGCCATTTCTCATGGCACTGGAAGCGTCCTCTGCCGCTGGCGACGTAATTCGGGTTAAGTTTCTATAAAGGAGGATAAGATAAATGGCTTGGTATGATTCTAT